TATAATACTATTGTTGGCTTTAATACTATGAAGACAAATGTACACATCATCAGAAACACATTCGAGCCAAAAAAGGTATTACTCATCAGTGATGCACACTGGGATAACCCAAAGTGTGACCGTGACCTACTTAGAAGCCACCTTGAAAAAGCAAAAGAAATCGAAGCGGACATACTGCTTAATGGTGATACCTTCTGTTTGATGCAGGGGGCTTATGACCCTCGTAAAAACAAAAGCGACATTCGACCTGAACACAACAAGGCTAACTATTTAGATGCCGTTGTGAATGATGCGGTGAAGTGGTTTTCGCCTTATGCTCATCTTATCAAGGTCGTAGGGTATGGCAACCACGAAACGAACATACTCAAGCGACAAGAAACAGATGTGATTGAACGTTTTGTGTATGGGCTTAATTCAACCAACGAAACCAATATTGAGGTTGGTGGATATGGGGGTTGGGTAATTTATAACTTTGCTCGTGAGAAAAGCAACGGCAAAGTGAATTTTAATATCAAGTATTTTCACGGCTCAGGAGGTGGTGGACCAGTGACCAAGGGTACAATTCAATTCAACAGAATGCAGACTTTTGTTGAGGGTGCTGACCTTATTTGGATGGGGCATGTTCACGAAGACCATGAATTGACGTACACAGTTGAAAGATTAACTCATAATAACAAAGTAAGGCTAAGGGATATTCTGATGATTCGTACTGCAACGTACAAAGAAGAGTACAATGAAGGCAAAGGAGGTTGGCACGTTGAACGTGGGGCAAGCCCAAAGCCTTTAGGTGGAAGATGGTTAGAAATGCACCCACAAAGAGTTATCAAAGACGGCAAAGAAGAAGTAAAAGTAAACGCATTTACATACAAGATAAGATGAAGATAGAGGTGAATTACATATTTCGTGAAAACATGATTGACCCAATATACGAACAAATCGGATTGCAGTCGGAAGCACACGAAGTTGAGATAGTGGAACAAGGAATTTTAGATTTGACAAAAGTGGTAGGGGCATCGCAGTTTTATGAATTAACTCAGGTGTATTGCGAAGGGAATCATTCTTTTTATATAGATTTGCCATACGAAGATTTTAGATATATATGGATGACGTTGTAAACAACCCTACTCACTACAGTGGTGAAGTAGAGTGCATCGAAGCAATAAAAGCCAGTATGAGCCATGAAGCATTTAAAGGATATCTTAAGGGGAACATTATTAAGTATGTTTGGCGTTTTGAGCGTAAAAATGGACATGAAGATTTGCTCAAAGCACAATGGTACACCAATAAACTTATATCAGAAAATGGGAAACATAAATAACGCAAATTTAGACTACATCCTAAAGTGGGAGGGTGGCCTATCGAAACACGAAAAAGATTCAGCCGCTTTTGATGCCGTACCTGATGGCACCGGTTATCACACAAACAAAGGCATAACTTGGACTGCATGGAAGCAAATCTTTGGCACAGACAAAGAAAGTGTTCGAAGATTCTATGAAATGTCAAAAGAGGATTGGAAACAGGTTTATAAAAGTTATTGGGATGGAGTTAAGGCTGAACTAATTGAATCAGATTTGGTGGCTGAGTTCATGGCTGATTTTGCATGGGGTTCAGGTGTTGGTGGTGCTAATCGTCAACTACAGTATTTTTTGCGTTCTAAGGGATTAAAAGTTGCCGTTGATGGCATAACAGGTAAAAACACTTTAAATGCCTTAAATGGCCTTATACAGGCTCATGGTGAGAAATGGGTGTTCGAATCATTGTACTGGCATCGCATTGAATTTTTACGTCATTTAAAATCTTTCAAGCACTTCGGTAAAGGATGGGTTAATCGTTTAGAAGATTTTTATCAATATGCTTTGAAGCAGTTTGGCTAGGACTTTAGAAGATATCGGTAAAGAGTTTAGTGAGTTTAACCCTCAAAGCGATGGGGGTATTTTACGCATTATACAAAACTGGGGCAATGAATTTATCAAAGCGTTGCAGAACAATTTACTGAAAAAGAAATCAAAAGCCACTGGTCAACTGTATGAAAAAATAGAACCCTCCTTCAAACAAACCAATACCGGTTATAAAATGACTATTTCCATGATGGATTATTGGAAATACATTGAAGATGGAAGGCCACCAACCAAAGGGGGAGGGAATGGCAAGGTTTATAGAAATATATTCGAATGGATAAAATATAAACCTGATTTACAAAGAGAAATAGCCCGTTCGCCTGACAGGATTGCCGCTACAAAAAGTTTGGCATACGTTATTACTCGCAAAATACACAGAGAAGGCACACAACCTAAGCCGTTTATTGCACCGGCATTAAAACAAGTTACTACACAAACCCTTGCTGAAAGGGTTGGAAAATACATCGCTGATACCTTAGGCGAACCATAATTTTTTTTCCTTGCTGAAAATTATTTTTTGTTTTTGCAAAAAAATAGTTGTTTCTTCGTGGCATGGAAATACAAGAAATAATAAACATTATTAAAATTCAAAAGCGACACGGCATCATCAAACGTGTTAGCGAAAAGACTGGAATCAGTCAACCAACTGTTAAGAAGTATTTAAACGGTCATGTCATCAGTGACAAGGCTTTATTGGTATTGAAAGCGGCTTTGGAGGACGTAGAAAATGCTTAGTATCATGATTCACGATGAGGAGATTGAAATTGAACAGTATTTCGTCACCTTGTTTTTTGATAGGGAAGAAGTAGAATCGATGATTATGCAGTATTATCAACACTATTATTCTGAATATGTGTTCAGACAGGTTGATGAAGAAGGTGCATCATTCACCACTGACTTCACCTTTTACAAAGACACTGAGAAACATGATGTTATCAATGACTTGATGTACTACCACAATCTAAAACCAATAAGAATTAAATTAATAGAAAATGAAAACAAGTAACGAAACTAACAACCTTGTAAAGGCTTTATTTGACTTTCAAGGAAAAGTAAACGCTGTTAAGAAGACAGCAAAGAATGACCATTTCCACTCTAGTTATGCGGATTTGTCCAGCATACTTACTACTATCAATCCAGTTTGCCAAGAATTAGGGCTACTGATTACTCAGCACCCACACGATGACGTATTGGTAACTAAGGTGTATCACGTTGAATCAGGTGAATGGATGCAAAGTGAGCAACTCTTGAGGATGAGAGATGCTAACAACCCTCAGCAGTATGGAAGTGCTTTGACGTATGCGAGAAGATATGCACTGGCTTCTATATTCAACTTGAATCAAGCAGACGATGATGCTAACTCAGCAAGTGGGCATGAAGTAAAAGCAGTGAAAGAAACATTGACACCTCAACATCCGATGTGGCAAAAAGCAATCGAACACATTGCCGGTGGTGGTGCATTATCTGATGTAACATCAAAATTCGTAATAAGCAAGAAACACCAAGATGTGTTGAAGGCAACTAAATGACTGACAGAAAACAAATTCAAATTACTATGAGGCCATTAAAAATAACACAAATCGACAGGTACAAAAATTTCTTACACGATGTGTATGAAGGCGAAAGGTGTACTACTACGTTATGCAGGAAACACAGAATTAGCACCAATACGGCTATGGTGTTGAAAAAAATGTCTTTGGTTGACATCAAGGGTTACAGCAAGATGTCAAGAAAGCCAAACAGTAGGACTGCACAGCAAGTGATTGACAACAACAAAGGGATTAATAAAAATTACGCCCACAATGCAAGGCAATCACAAATACAATTCACATCAAAAAAGCAGGACAAAAAACCAGTGCAACAGCAACAAGAAAAGCCGGTTAGCAAACGTACTGAAATTAGTTTGTTTTGGGGAATGATTAAAATAAAGAACTGATGGAAATTTTGATGACTAAAACACAAGAGGAATGGTTAGAAGCAAGGGCGAATAGATTCACTGCTTCTGTCATTCATAAACTTATGGGCAACCCTCGTAACGGGGGGTTGCTTAGTAAGACAGCCGAAACCTTTGTTTATGAAAAGGCTGCTGAGATACTTACAGGGCATTCTAAGCCGATATTTGGTGAAGCCCTAGATTGGGGCATAGAAAATGAAAGTTTAGCCTTTGATGCCTTTCAAAAGGAGTTTTTTGCACCATATACATATTACGGAGGTGAAACATACGTTTTTATCCCTTATGGTAAATACAGTGGTTATTCCCCTGATGGGTTAAGCGAAGATTCTATACTGGAAATAAAATGCCCGTTCAACAGTGGCATACATTTAAAGAATTTCATGATAGAAGATGCTGAAACCTTAAAAGCGATTCATCCTGAGTATTACTGGCAAATGCAGTTAGGCATGATATCCACTAATACGAACGAAGGTTATTTCGCCTCTTTTGACCCTCGTATGCCGAACAAGAAAAGGTTGCACGTTGCACGAATAGAAAGTCAAGATGTACAGGATAAAATAGACACTAAACTACAAGTTGCTTCCGTGCTTTTGAACCAAATCATAAAATAATTTTAAAAAAAAGTAAAAAAAGTTTTGTTTTATTGAAATTATGTTGTTTCTTCGTGTCATGGAATTACAAAACAACAACACACAAATGGAAAATTTAGTAAGATTATTAGAGGATTACATGGAAGATGTAGCACATAATGTATGGGCTATGTGGGTAGACCAAATGAACTACCGTGGAAGGCACAATGTTCGTGCATATTTGCAAGACCAAAACGCAATGGAATTACATGAGCCATTGGTGCAGGCTGAACGTAACGGCTTGGTAAGTTTGGTTATAGATGATTGTGCATTGATAGTAAACATATTGTAATTATGGAAGTGCCAGTAATTTTAGTTATCCCTATTGCATTGTTTATGGCCATCTGTTATTTGGCTTACCTGAAACTGTGCGATGACATTAGAGAATTTAAAGAACTTGAAGATGAACTTGAGCGACAAGCCAATGAATCTGAAAAGCCTTATGTTGAACCACTTTACAGAAAAAGATTTAAGAAATGAACCAAATCAAAACAAGGGTTGCAAAAATCCTAACACAGTTCCCTGACACAAGGGATGATGACCGGTTGCTTTGTTGCTACTATTGGCGTGACCAGTTGGCAAAGATGGGCAAGAACACACACACGTTGTATATGCAAGAATTTTTTGTTGAATACACGTTTGGTGAATTAGCAGATGCACAAACCATAACAAGGTTCAGGCGTTTGTTGCAAAATGAAAGCCCGATGTTCAGGGGTTTGAAATATGCAGAAAAGCAAGAAAAACAGGAAAAAGTCAAGCATGATTTAGGTTATTAATTTTATATTTGTATGACTGGGTGGGAGCAGTTTTAAAAAAAGATATTTGCCTCGGCTGGTTAGGTGGACTTCCACACATCTAACCGGTTCGGGGCTTTTTTTATATGACAAAAGAAACATTTTACTTCTCGCATGACTACAACAGCAGGTCAGATGAGAAAATCAAAAAACTAATATACCAACACGGTTACGAAGGTTATGGCATATACTGGGCTATAATCGAGGAATTGTATCAGAATGCGAATGCAATGCAAATGGAATGCGAACGCATAGCGTTTGAACTGCGAACGGATAGCAATCGTATTTGTAGTATCATACAAGACTTCGATTTGTTTGTGGTTGAGGATGGTTATTTCAACAGTCCTTCTGTTCAGAAACGTTTAGACCTGAGAAACAACAAAAGCATAAAAGCAAGGGAATCAGCCAAAAAGAGGTGGAATAATGCGAACGCAATGCGAACGCATAGCGAAGGCAATGCTATAAAGGAAAGTAAAGTAAAGGAAAATAAAGGAAAGTTTATAGTACCATCTGTGCAAGAATTAAAAAATGAATTTCCTGAACTTGATGCACAAAGGTTTCACGATTTTTACACTTCCAAAGGTTGGATGGTTGGCAAAACAAAAATGAAGGATTGGAAAGCAGCCGCAAGAAATTGGATAAGACGAAACGAAACAACTATTGTACCACGAAATAAAAAAGCAACGTTAGATGACTGACATACAAACAAACATAATTGCCTCCTTCTGTTGGAGTGATAATGCAAGGGTTTACCTGAACCAAATTGAACCGAAATGGTTTGCAAAAGGTTTCGCACAAGAAACCGTTAGGCTCATGAAAGATTTATATCGAAGTGGTGAAACATTTTCATTGAATGAATTAATCATGTTGCTACCAAAACATAAGAAGAGTTTGGTGCAAGTGTATTCAGCAATGACTACGGACAAAAGTGTTGAAAGGGATTTGATGTTGTTGGAACTGAAATACAAACACAATCGAATCATTCAACGATTGCCTGAAATTGACACCAAGGGTTCGTTATCAGAAATACAAAATAAACTGACTGAAATACTAGAAGAAAGCAAAATTGAATCGACGTCAGACATAACGGACATCAACATTGTTGCCGGTCATGTATTGGATGATATTAACCATGCAATAGAAAGAGGCGAAAAGTTGCAGGGTATTAGCACTGGATGGCGTTATTTGGATAAATACATAGGCGGTT